AGGAGAAAACAAGTTTAAAACAAAAAGATTACCTTGGCAAGTACATCCTGAGAGAAATCAAGTTTGGAGAGACAGACAAGATCAAGAATTAGGACCAAGATTAGCAGCACAGGAATGTGACTGTGACTTCAGTACATCAGGTAATACAGTAGTGTCACCAGACCTCATAACATATTTTGTACAAACTTATGCACAAGAGCCAATACAAAAACGTGGATTCGATAACAACTTGTGGATATGGGAAGTGCCAGATTACTCAAAAAATTATATTGTAACAGCGGATGTTGCAAGAGGTGATGGAAGCGACTACTCAGCATTTCATATACTAGAGGTTGAATCTTGCAGACAAGTTGCAGAATATAAAGGACAGTTAACCACTAAGGATTTTGGAAATATGCTTGTTGCAATAGCAACAGAATATAATGATGCTTTATTGGTGGTTGAAAATGCAAACGTTGGATGGGCAGCAATACAACAAATAATTGACAGAGGATACAAAAACCTATATTACACATACAAAAGCGATGTACTAGACTCAGATAAATTCCTAACCAAAGGATATGATCTAACAAGCAAGTCTGACATGGTAGCTGGTTTCACAATGAGTCATAAAACAAGACCATTAGTAATCAGTAAATTAGAGTTGTATATGCGAGAAAAAAGTTGTATAATACGTAGTAGACGTTTATTAGATGAGTTGTATGTCTTTATTTGGAAAAATGCAAAAGCAGAGGCAGCAAGTGGTTATAATGATGATTTGGTGATGTGTTTTGGTCAAGGTTTATGGGTAAGAGATACTGCATTAAAATTGAGACAAGCTGGTATTGAAATCAACAAGATTGCCGTAGCTAATGTAAAATCTACTATATCAATATACAAACCAACTGTGCAAGCAAATCCATGGAAAATGGAGAATCAGAAGGGTGAGAATGAGGACATATCTTGGCTTCTATAAACGCTGACTATTTATAAAAAATAAACTGTAATGGCCGAAAATACAACACTTTTTAGTAGATTGCGAAAACTCTTTAGTACTGATGTAATTGTCAGAAATGTAGGAGGAAAGCAACTAAAAGTAATAGATACTGCTCACATACAATCTGATGGTAACATCGAGACAAATAGACGAGTAGACAGATTCTCAAGATTATTTTCAACAATTCCAGGATACTCATATCATCATGGACAATTACAATTATACACTCGTTTAGAATTATTTAGAGATTATGAGGCAATGGATACAGATAGTATCATTTCCTCAGCTTTAGACATATATGCAGATGAATGTACAGCTAAAGATGAATTTGGTGATGTGTTAACTATAAACTCATCTAATGAGAAAGTTCGCACTGTATTGCACAACTTGTTTTATGATGTATTGAATATAGAATTTAATTTATGGCCTTGGATCAGAAACACAATCAAGTACGGTGATTTCTTTTTAAAACTAGATGTAGCTGAGCAGTATGGTGTAATAAATGTGGAACCAATATCACCTTACGAAATGATTCGTGAAGAAAACTTTGATCCAGCGAACCCGCACAAGGTGAGATTCAAGAGAGATTATACAGCATTAAGTGGAAAGTCTCATGTTGCATCTTATAGCAATGAGGCCGAGACATATGACAATTATGAGATTGCTCATTTCCGATTACTAACCGATACCAATTTTTTACCTTATGGTAGATCCCTTATAGAACCTACAAGAAAGGTGTGGAAACAGGTAACCTTAATGGAAGACGCTATGTTGATCCATCGTATCATGAGAGCTCCAGATAAGCGTATTTTTAAAGTGGATATTGGAAACATACCACCTAACGAGGTTGATGCTTTCATGGAAGCTATGACCAGTAAAATGAAAAAAGTACCTTACATTGATCAAGAAACTGGGCAGTACAACTTAAAGTACAATATGCAAAACTTGTTGGAGGATTTCTATCTACCAGTTCGTGGAGCTGAAAGTGGTACCACTATCGAAAATCTAGGAGGATTAAATTATGATGGTATTGCTGATATTGAATACTTAAAAAATCGTTTGTTAGGATCTTTGAAAATACCAAAAGCTTATTTAGGTTATGAAGAAGATACAACAGGAAAAGCTACATTAGCCTCTCAGGATTTCCGTTTTGCAAGGACTATTGAGAGAATTCAAAAGATAATAGTATCTGAGCTATATAAAATAGCTGTTGTACATCTATACTCTCAGGGATTCACAGACGCTGATCTAGTTGATTTTGAATTGACATTAACAGCACCATCCTCAGTATATGAAAAAGAAAAGATTGAGTTATGGACTTCTAAGGTTACTTTGGCTGGTGACATGATTGAGAAAAAACTATTCAGCAGATACTGGATATATGAAAACTTATTCAACATGTCTGAAAATGCATACTTGGAAGAACAAAATAGAATTGTTGAAGATACCAAAGCACAATTCAGACTTGAGCAAATTAAAACAGAAGGAAACGATCCAATTAAAACTGGCATGTCCTTTGGAACAGCTCATGATATCGCATCATTGTATAAAGGTGGTGGTGGAGAGGTACCAAAAGGTTATGATGAAAGAACGTCTGAAATGCCACCATCAGGTTGGCCTGGAGCTGGACGACCAGAAAGAAAAACTGATTATGGAACGCACGACCATCCACTAGGATGGGATCCGTTAGGAAATAAAGCTATTAAAAAGGTTTATGAGGGTTCTAAAAAAACTGTCAAAAGCTACGAGGAATTGTTGAGTGCTATGAATAGTAAAAAGAAAAAAGCAATCAATGAAACTTTTAAGAGTGATAAATTGGAAGAAAACTCAAATTTATTGAGCGAAGACAACATTCTACCGGAAGAATAAAATAAACCTATATATTTATATTTAGATGAAAAAATCAACGCATTCCAAAATCAAAAACACGGCAATTCTATTTGAATTGCTTACAAGACAGGTTGCGGCAGATACTATGAAAGGTGTGGAAAAATCACCTGCTTTAAGTATTATAAGAGAGTTTTTTAAAGCTGATAATATACTTGCTAAAGAGTTGGTATTATATCAAACTCTTATCAATGAAAGATTAAATAGTGAAAGCAAAGCAAACTACTTAATCAACACTGTACTGAAATTGCGTAGCAAGCTTAGTGCAAAAGAGCTAAAAGAAACCAAGTACAAACTGATTTCCGAGATCAAAAAACACTACGACATTCAAGAATTCTTCAAAACTAATTTGAATGATTACAAAGTCTACGCTTCTGTATACAGAGTTTTTGAAGGTGTGAGTGTTGCTAAGGTGTCGGAGGTGGTTAGCAGTAGGTTCACTATTGTTGAGCATATCACTAAAAAGCAGCAAGTGAAGCTGTTAGAGGAGTTTGATGGTGTGGTAGAAACATATGCAAAGCAGGATGAGGAGATCAGACTATTAGCTTATAAATTGATGATCGATAAGTTTAATGAAAAGTACCAAAATGTACTATCTGATAAACAAAAGAACATACTAAAGGAGTACATTAACAATGTTTCAAACACACACAGCCTAAAAAACTTTGTTGTAGGTGAGGGCAGGACTTTGCAAACAGAGATTAAAACGTTAAACAAGAAAGTAAAGGATAAGATTACAAACATTAAGTTAAATGAAGTTTGTAACATGCTTGATAGACTTGAAAAAACAAAGACTATAAAAGACACGCATGTTTTATCGTTACTATTATATCACGAACTAATAAAAGAGCTTAAAAATGTCAAAAACTAAACTAAGCGAAGAGGAGATAAAGGAGCTTAAAAAGTACGTAAGAGAGCAGACTAAGAAATTAAAGGCTGAAGGAAGTACTACTGCAGGAGTTCCAGGATACCAAACACCAGCAGCCTTTACAGGAGATGAGGGTGGTGATGGTGCTAAAACAACTGATTTTGAACAAGGTCAGTTTGCATACTCAATAAAAGCACCAGACAAAAAAAAGCATTTCGTAAAATTAGATGAAGTAAGCTATAAAACCTTTAAAGAGGATGTTAACTCTAACGAAGTGCAAAAAGTTAATCGCAAGATCCTAGAAGTAAACAAGATGCTTGGAGAGATTTCTAGAGCATTAGATCATAGCATAAAGTTAAAACAGGAATCGGCTTTAGATAATTCCAAATATTGGAAACGTACAAATGAAGCTATTTTGAAAATAAACAAGAGATTGTCTGAGGTTTCTAAAAAGGCTCGTAAACTAGCAAACTTGAAAGAACTAGCAGCATCAAGCATTAAGGATAAATTAGTGCAGATGTTTGTGAAAGCTGGAATTCAAGTATCACCGGAAGATGTAGACTACAACAAGACTGGTAACGAAAGTTATGAGTTTGATGTTATGATTGATGGTGAGCCTAACGCAATTGACTACAACAATGGTGAGTTAGTGTATCAAGGTTTTGATAACGAGGTTTCTTTGGGTAATATAAGTCAAGAACAAGCAGTTATCCAAAACATAACTAAAACATTTAAACCATGAACAAACAAGTAATAGTAGATTATATTGGTTCAATAGAGTTTACACCAGAGCAAATCAACGAATCTATCGCTAAAAACGAAGGTAAGTTGGTTGTTAGTGGTATCATGCAAAGAGGCAGCTCAGGAAATGAAAAAAACTACAACCAAAACGGTAGAAGTTATCCATTACCTATATTAAAGCGTGAAGCTGACAAATACAAACACGTTTTTGTAAAGGAACGTAGAGCTTTAGGAGAATTAGATCACCCAGAATCATCTGTTGTAAACTTATCAAATGTATCACACAACATAGTGGATCTTTGGTGGGACGGAAACGATTTAATGGGTAAAATTGAGATACTATCAACACCATCTGGAAACATTGCAAAGGAATTGTTAAAATCAGGTATTCGTTTAGGCATTAGTTCAAGAGGTATGGGTAGTGTTAAAAATCTTGGTGAAGGTAGGGTAGAAGTACAAGATGACTTTGAAATTGTTTGTTGGGATTTGGTATCCAATCCATCTACACAAGGAGCTTTCATGGACAATCTTAACGAAGGTGTACAAGGACAGAAGGTAGATAAATATGCAAAAATCAACTCACTTATTGGTGACATAATCTCTATAATGTAATATGAAACTTAAGAAAATAAAAGAAAGCCTAGATCAAAAAGTTGAATTAAACGAAAAAGCAGCATTCTTAGAAGAGGTTGCAAAATTTAACGAATACGGAGCTAGAGTTTACCGTACAGAGGATCTAAAAATGGCAGCAGAAGCAATTAATAAAATTGTAGAAAACGCTGAAAAGATTGTATTACAGGAAACTGAGGAATGGTTTGATGAAATCACAATCAGACGTAATATGAAATCTTTAAAGTCTAACAATGAGCAGTTTATGAAAACTGTGAAAGAGGTTAGCAAATTACAGCAGAGATTAGAGTCTTTGTATGAAGAAATGGGTCACACTCTTTCAAGATACTATGAAATCCGATAACAAAAAATTAAGAGAGTATATCTCAAGATATGTAAAAAGATACTTAGCAGAGGCTGAGGAGGAAAAACCTGCAGATGATGCAAAGGAGGAAGCTCCAGCAGAAGAGGAAGAAAATCCTTTCGCAGCAGGAGATGAGGGTGGCGATGAAGGCGGTGATGCTAAAGGCGGTGATGAAAAAGGTGGAGAAAAGAAACCAGAACAACCAACAGGAATACCTTTGCAATTCGATATTAGCAAGGTTAAACAATACAATAAATCTAACTTTTTAAGCGATAAAGGTGTTGTTAAAAGCATTGATAAGAGAGGGATTGTAGTAACAACGCAACCCGATAATGTAGACGTGTTGGTTAATTTTGATGATATAACAGAAAACGTGAAAACTTTTTTTAAAAAAAAGAAATGAAAAAACAAACAATAAGTATTTCCGAACTAACCCAACAAATTCTACACAAAAAAAAGATTAAATCTTTACATGAAAGTGTAGCGGGAATGGCATCGAGCGTGCAATCTCAAGTAATGAATTTAGGAAAAGAGTTAAAAAAGGCTGGTGAAGATATCACTGATGAAGAAGTTCAAGGAGCTATGCTGATGGCAGCTCTTGAAGATAAAGGTAAAATTGAAAAAGTTGAACCGGAAGAGGTAAAAGCCTTGGTGGATCAAATAAGAGAATCGAGAGGTTACCGGATATCAGAATCGGGTGGATTACTACACACAATTGAAGTAGCTGGTAGCATTCTAGGTAATGTTGCATTATTGAACGTCATAGCTGCTACTATTGAAAAAGCAACTGGTAAAAAAGTTAACCCTGGTATCTTGAGAAGTACCATAAACGAGATGACAGCTTCACTTAAAGAAGTAACAGGACTTCCTGCAAAAGCAATAGAAAAATTTTTCTCTATGATAACTAAGTTGTTTGGTGGTGGAGAAGCAGCTCAAAAAATAGCTGGCTACTCAGGTACCCTACTATTAGTATTGGTGTTGTTTGGCTTAGGAGTAGCAATGTTTCCAGTATTAGGCGGATCAGTGCTAATGGTTATACTATCATTACTTGGTTTGATTGGAAAGGGTTTTGAAATAGCGGCATTATGGGATCATTTAAAACATGCAATTAAAGACTATAAAGAGGAAAAAGGAAAAGGCTCAGAAGCACTACCTAACCTCAGCGTAGCGTAAAAATACAATTTTTTTTAAAGAAACCCGTCAAAAAAACGGGTTTTTCTTTTTTGCGGCATATATATAGTTAAATACGCTATCCTTATTATAGCGTCCTACATTTAAAAAAATCACATTGTAGCTCTCAATAGCTATAGGACGTTTAAAAAACAAATTAAAAAATGAACAAACTTTTAAAAGATGCAATCGCTGATGCTAAGGCTGTACGCGAAACTGCTCTTGCAAATGCCAAAGCTGCTTTAGAAGAAGCTTTTGCTCCAAAATTGCAATCAATGTTGTCTCACAAAATCAAAGAAGAGATGGCTGATGATGAAGAAGGAGCTGAAGTATCTGACGAAGACCAAATGGAAATTGCAAAGATGCAGCAAATGGCTGGAATCGTTTCCGAAGAGGGTGACGAAATGGATGCTGAAGAAGCGCCAGAAGAAGCTCCAGTAGAAGATGAAATGGATGCTGAAGAAGCACCAATGGAAGATGAAATGGGTGGCGAAGAAGATTTTGAATCTGAAGAAGAAGTATCTGATGAGGATTTAGAAGAAATCTTACGTGAACTTGAAGGTGAAGAAGCTGAAGATGAGACTGAAGGTATGAAGATGGAAGCTGAAGATGAAGAAAACATGGAAGCTGAATCTGAAGATCCTGAAGCTGCTATGGATGAAGAAATCGATTTAGACGAAATCATCAAAGCTTTAAAAGAAGAAGATGAGGCTGAAGATGACGATGATGATGATGACGATGATGAAAAAGAATCTAAAAAGGAATCTGTAGCTGCTGAACTTAATGAAGCTTATGGCGTTATCAAATTCTTACGTACCAAGTTGAATGAGGTAAATTTACTAAATGCTAAATTATTATATGTAAATAAATTATTTAGAAAAGGCGAATTAACTGAATCACAAAAAGTTAAGATTATCGAAACTTTTGATCGTGCTAAGAATGTGCGTGAAGCTAAATTAATTTACGCAACTTTATCTGAGTCAGTATCTGGCAAATCAACAAAACCAGCAACACCTAAAAAGAAAATGAATGAAGGATTGGCTTCTGCACCACAGAAATCAACCAAGATCATTACAGAAAGTAACAATCTTTACAATCGTTTCAAATCATTAGTTGACTATAACAAACATTAATTAACAAACAAAAACAAACAAGTAAAATGAATTTATTTGAAAACATGGGCAATGCAAACAGAGGTGAAGAAGTAAAACCTCTTATTGCCAAGTGGTCTAAAACAGGCCTTATGGAAGGTTTAAAATCAGG